CTTTGATTTTTCCCCGGAGGGACATTTTGTGAAAACAATCCGATAAAAGTATATAGAAAGGAGGTCGATTCTCTTGGGAAGGAAACGACTTGTCGAGGAAAAGCCCATTGAACTTGAACCAATCCATAGAGCAATCGATCCAGAGTCTAGAGAAAAACAGCTAATAGCACTTTCTTACAATCTGGTAGAGAAAAGATTGAGGGATGGATCTGCTTCTGCCCAGGAAACAGTCCACTTTTTAAAGTTAGGTTCGATGGAAAAGCAGTTAGAGCTCGAGAAATTACGCAATGAGAATGCTTTGCTGAACAAGAAAGTAGAAGCACTTGATTCTCAGATGAAGACAGACAGCATGTATGCCGAAGCAATAGCCGCAATGAAGATATATTCTGGGCAAAGAGATGATGACGCAAACGAATAGGAGGTAGTTTATGTTATCAAACACCGCAACACCGTATTATTACGGTCAATTCCGTGATGCGGTATTGCGAGGAGAGATCCCGGTTAATCGCGAAGTCTCTCTAGAGATGAACCGCATCGATTCTTTAATAAAAAACCCAGATATTTGGTATGATGATCTTGCAGTTGAAGGTTGGATCGCATTTTGCGAATCCGAACTCACACTTACCGATGGCTCAGACTTACACATGCTCGATACATTCAAGCTGTGGGGTGAAGAGATATTCGGATGGTACTATTACAAAGACAAATCGGTATTCATACCTGATGAATGGGAAGAAGGAGGCGGACATTTCGAGTATAGAAGTGTTAAGACACGACTTATAAACAAGCAGTACTTGATTATTGGAAGAGGTGCTTCCAAAACATTATACGAATCCTGTCTACAAACATATTTCTTAACAGTTGACACAAGTACAACAAAGCAAGTAACAACTGCTCCGACAATTAGACAGGCTGAAGAAGTAATGTCTTCAATCAAGACTGCTATAACAAGATCAAAAGGACCACTGTTTAAGTTTTTAACAGAAGGTTCGTTACAAAACACAACAGGCAATAGAGCTAATCGTTGTAAGCTTGCTTCAACTAAGAAAGGTATCGAAGATTTCCTTACCAATTCAACCCTTGAAACAGTTCCTATGGACATCGACAAACTTCAGGGTTCAAGATGTAAGATTGCAACAATTGATGAGTGGCTTTCCGGTGATATTCGCGAGGATGTAATGACTCCTCTCGAACAAAGCTGTTCAAAGAATGACGATTGGCTTATTGTTTCAGTATCTTCCGAAGGTACTGTACGAAATGGTCCTGGTGATGACATTAAGATCGAGCTTAATAAGATACTTAGAGGCGAATATGAAAACCCTCATGTTAGTATCTGGTGGTATAAGCTCGATGACATTGAAGAAGTCGGAATGCCTGAAATGTGGCTCAAAGCAAATCCTAATTTAGGTAAAACTGTAAGCTATGAGACATATAAGATTGAGGTTGAAAGAGCAGAGAATGTTCCTTCTACGAGAAACGACATCTTAGCTAAAAGATTTGGAATTCCTATGGAGGGATTTACTTACTTCTTTACTTATGCTGAGACGGAACCTCAACGATTATACAGTCTTAAAGGAATGGCTTGTGCTTTAGGAGCTGACCTTTCCCAGGGTGATGACTTCTGTTCATTCTCATTTCTATTTCCATTGCCAGGAATGGCTTTTGGAATCAAGACTCGAAACTACATTTCAAGTAGAACTCTTGACAAATTACCTCAGTCAATGCGAAACAAGTATCAGGAATTCATCGGAGAAGGTTCATTAGTTGTTATGGATGGAGTAATCCTTGACCTAATGCAAGTATACGATGAACTTGACGACTTCATTACTCGAATGGAGTATGACGTTCGGTGCTTCGGATATGACCCTTATAATGCGAAAGAGTTTGTTGAGAGATGGGCCTCTGAGAATGGACCATTCGGCATTGAGAAAGTTATACAGGGATCTAAAACTGAATCTGTACCTCTTGGTGAGATTAAGAAACTCGCTGCAGATAGACTGTGGATCTTCAATGAGGGAATAATGCAATTTGCTATGGGTAACTGTATTGTTATGGAAGATACTAATGGGAACCGCAAGTTATTAAAGAAACGCTATGAAGCAAAGATTGACCCTGTGGCTGCATCTATGGATGCATTTATAGCTTACAAGAACAATCAAGATGCGTTTGAATAACAAAGGAGAAATCAAAATGAGTTATTTAATAAAACGATCTCCATATTGCATCATAACCGATGATGGCGAAGATGATTATACAGAAGAGAATTTGGCGCATTCGTCAGTTGAAGTCATTCGTTCTGATGATACTCTTGAACACCATGGCATTCTTGGAATGAAATGGGGTGTTCGGCGTTATCAGAATCCTGATGGAAGCCTTACAGATGCGGGAAGAAAACATTATGGACGTAATTATACGATTCATGAACTTAAAAAGAATGTCCAGAATGCTAAAACTTACGAAGAAAAGAAAGCCGCAGTTACCGCTAACAAAGTAAATAGGATTACAAAAACTCCTTATCGTCGAGCGTCTACTACAGTAGCAACAGCCGGTGCTGGATTAGCCAGCGGTGGAGCTATGGCAGGATTAATGGCTGCTGGACTTATTTCAGTAAATCCTTTACTTCCAGTTGCAGCATTAGTAGGCGGTGTTGCTGCTGGAAAAACTATAAATGCCGGAAGAGATGTAGTTAATATGTTTAGAAATCTTAGAGCTGAACAAATTGATCGAAAGATTGATAAACAGCATTTCGAAGAATCTAATAAAAAGAATACTGCTAAAGATACGGTCGTAATGGCTCCTGCAGGAACTCTTCCTGAGAGCACTAGAATAACTGGTAAGGAAGAATCTGATTTCTGGAAAGCTTATGCTAAACAAATTACTTCCCAAGACAGTTCTAGTAAAAGCATAAATTCTACAGCAAAACCTTCATCCAATGATAAGACTTGGGACTCTAATTCTTATCAGCAGCGTAGGTCGTCATACCTTAGCGAAAATAAGACTAAGCTCTTAAAAGACGCTAAAGAAAAAGGAACTTTTGATATGGAATTCCTTGAATCTAATGGCGATACTGATAAATATGGAGAACCTCTTAAAGGTAAAGAACTTATGACTGCATATGAAAAGTATCTTGATAACGAGATCAAGAAAGGTCGTTAAATCTCACTTATAAACCATAGCGCGAGATGGTTTATTATAAAGTAACCCGTAAACACATGTAATTTTCTACACATTAAAACAAGGAGAAAAAAAAAATGGCTAAACTTAAATGGGACCAGATTGGAGAAAGATTCTTCGAGACTGGTATTGATCACTGTGCCCTTTACCTTGGTTCTAATGGAACCTATCCTCAGGGCGTAGCTTGGTCAGGAATTACCGGTGTCACCGAGACACCCGAAGGCGCAGAGCCTACCGACAAATATGCAGATAACATCAAGTATGTTACTCTTTATTCTGCAGAGACTTTCAAGGGAACAATCAAGGCATTCACTTATCCTGATGAGTGGAAGCAGTGTAATGGAGAGACTGTTGTTAACGGCGTAACCGTAGGTCAGCAGTCCAGAAAGAGCTTTGGTCTTGCTTACAGAACCATCGTTGGTAACGATGCTGATGGAAACGATCATGGATACAAGCTCCACCTCGTATATGGTTGCCAGGCATCACCTTCTGAGAGAGATTATCAGACTGTTAACGACAGCCCTGATACTATCGAGTTCAGCTGGGAGTTCACAACCACTCCTGTTGCTCTTGCAACAAAGGTTGGAGGCAAGGAGCTTAAGCCTACCTCACTTCTTACCATCGATTCTCGTAACTTCACCGAGACCTCTGCAAAGGTTAAGCTTACTACGCTTGAGAATGCTCTCTTCGGAACCGATGCTGATCCTGAAGATCCTCAGTCTGAGGCTACAGATCCTTATCTTCCTCTTCCTGATGCAGTTCTCTCAATGCTTGCTTAAGCGAAAATTTCAAAATGGTTTTAAGGGGCTGACTAATAACGGTTGGCCCCTATTTTTGTGCTTTTAGAAAGGAGCGAATTATGTACATTAAAACAATCGAGTATAAGGATTATTCCGGAAACATGAGGAAGGAAGACTTCTTCTTTAATCTTAGCAAGGCTGAGATTATGGAAATGGAGCTTTCGAAAGATGGCGGTTTCGACCAGTGGATCACCAGAATAGCAAATGCTCAGAACACACCTGAGCTCATTAAGCTTTTTAAAGAGCTTATTCTTATGTCTTATGGTGAGAGATCACTTGACGGTAAGTCGTTCATCAAGAAAGATCCGGTTACCGGAAAACTTCTTCGGGATGAGTTTGAGCAGACCGCAGCATATCCTGTTCTTTTCATGGAACTTGCTACAAACACCGAAGCTGCAACCGAGTTCATAAACAAAGTTATACCCGAAGATGCTGCTGAAGCTATCGAGAAAGCGAAAGAAGATGGCAGCTTAGATGAGGCTACATCGAAGATCTATCCTCTGTCTAAGTAAAGATATTTCCAAGAATCCCTGTGCTATACGAAAGCGCGGGGGCTATCACGGAACCGCTTTCCGTCTCCTTTCCACGGTCAGATGGCTTCCGCTCTTTCATATAGTGCAGGGATTCTTATTAAAAAGGAGATCTATATGAGCAAC